CGATGTGAGGTGGGTTCGATCCCCTCAAGGAGCACCTACACGGGAGCGTGATGGAATCGGTAGACATCTCAGACTTAAAATCTGACGGGCACATGCCCATGCGAGTTCAAGTCTCGCCGCTCCTATTCTCACTAAATATATTGTAGTGGGAAATGTTATGAAATACACACTATCACAAGCATACTGTTTCTATATGGGACAGGTTGTACGTATGTATTTCATACAGGGTATTCCGTATACATTTGATGAACTTCCTCAAATTATACAAGATCACCCTTCAGTACAAACTCAAGCATTACAAGGACGTGATTATGATGATGAAGATTTATATAAATGTTCTGCATATTTAATTGATGAAGGAGCACATCCTTTAATGTTCGATGTTCAAGTTGAAAATCCAGAATTATTACCTAAAGATGATTAATACTTTTTTAGAGTGGTTTGAGGGAACTTGGGAAAATAAAATTCAAGCATTTTCCCGCCCTTCGTACTTTGCTATGATACGTGTTGTACATATGAAAGTTCCTGGTACAGATAATATGTTTTATGGAGAGCAAGCATACAATTATTCCTTACAGTCTCCATATAGACAGTTTGTACTCAAAATAGAAGAAGTAGATAATAAGATTGTAATTAAAAATTACAATTTTAATGCATCTGAGTATAAAGGATTTATAAATCTAGAGACAATCCCAAAAAAATTGACATATAAACAAAATTGTGATACATTACTTACGTTTAATGGAACTGAGTTTTCTGGAGGAATAGAAGGTTGTGAATGTTATGTAAAATGGTCAGATCAAAATACATACTTTAAAAATGTTGTAATTTTGGGAAAAGATTATTATAATGTTATGGATCAAGGGTTTCATGTAGAGACAAATCTTCAAATTTGGGGATCTCAGCATGGATTATTTGAATTTAAAAAAATGCCTGAGTAGCTCAGCTGGATAGAGCAACGGTTTTGTAAACCGTAGGTCGTCGGTTCAAGTCCGACCTTGGGCTTTGGTAGTCGCTAGGCAGATAGCCTAGAAAGACGCCAAGATCATCAGATGCCGTTTGGTAGTTTCCATAGTCTGGTGTGATAAAAATTGAAACTACTGTCCTGTAGGTGCCAAAACCTCTCCTCATTCCTAGTATACTATGGGTGAGTGAATGTAAAGATTGGGGACATAGGTAAAGTCCCCAACGCCTACCACAACCTGTCGATATGGCGGAATTGGTAGACGCGCTGGGTTTAGGTTCCAGTGGGGTATCCCGTGGAGGTTCAAGTCCTCTTATCGACATTATCCATTATTAAGGATAAATCATGTCACTCATTTCACAAAGAGACAGAGAAGTTGCTATTAAAGCACTTGAAATGTATGCTGCTGAGGCAGAAACATCTGAATATTATTCAGGCACACCACATTATTCATCATCTGAAATTCATGCCCTTCTCAACTGGATTAGACTTGAACATTTCAAACATGAAAATTAACCTGTGGTATTGTTCTGTGATGAAGCAGTGGCGTTGGTCTCTCACAGATGACCACCGCCCAGTTGTCAGACAAGAATCTGGTCAACAACCACACCTACGGGATGCAATGAATGACATTGCAAATACTGTAGAATATATGATGGATTGTAAGCAATCCTGATTTCATTCCCTTATAGCTCAATTGGCAGAGCACGGAGCTGTTAACTCTGGGGTTCCTGGTTCGAGTCCAGGTGGGGGAGTTAATTTGGTTATAAATAACTTGAAGAAGAAAGCACTATTTTAGGTTAGGCTAATTATGGCTCTTACTAGACTTGATAATCTTTATTCAAGCAAGACTGGCAAATATCTATACGTATCTCCAGACGATTTCAATGCAACCGATGAATTAGATAATAGAGGAAATTCTCCTCTACGTCCTTTTAAGACAATTCAAAGAGCTTTTATTGAAGTAGCACGTTATTCGTATCTTCCTGGTAGAAATAACGATAGATTTGATCAATTCAGCATCATGCTGATGCCTGGTAATCACTATATTGATAACCGTCCTGGTTTGATTGAATCTTCTAATCCAGAGCAAAGATATCTAGATGGTGCTAACCTAATTGAACTTAATAGACAGGAAATCATTGATAGATCTGCTGCTGAGGTTGCTGTACAGCATCCAGATTTTTCATATCCTAATGATCCTGTAACTGGTTCTTACTCTAGATTTAAAGATGCTTATCGTCTAATTCAACTAAATCGTGCTGAAATTGTAACATCTGCATACGATCAAATTGCAATTTCCCATCCAACATTTGTAAATCCAGATCCAGCAAAATGCCAGCGTGATATTGGATATTTTATTGATGCTCTATCGTTAGATATTGCACAAGCTGGTGGTAATGTTTATACTCGTAAATTTATTTTACAGTATTTTGATAGTGCTGGTGCTCTCACTTCAAATGGTCTTCAAGGAGAGATTACAGAATCTATCACTGGTTTTAATAAAGCACGTGATGAAATGATCAAAGCGATGACCAATCAGCTTACGATCAAAGATCTTTCGATAACTGCTGATCCTTTAACTGGATCAAATACTAACCCAAATTCTTGTGCAAACGTCGCCAGTGCAATTACAACTCTTGCACTACAGGTATCAACTGTACTTACTGCAGGAAATCTGTCATCTCTACAAAACGAACAGATTTCTACTAATATTCCTGCTGGCGAACTAAAGTGCCGTAGAGATATTGGTTATATTATTGATGCAGTACAAGCAGATTTGAGAACAGGTGGTAATAGCAACATTATCTCTGCTACAAAAGCATATTTTGATAGAGATGGAAATCCAATCAACAATGGACTTGTAAACGAAACTGCAGAATCTATTACTGCTTTTAATAAAGCACGTGATATGATGAAGTTAGCTGTGACTAATTCATTATATGGAAAAGATCTTACAATTGCTGTTGGTCCTGCAATTGCTGGAGCATCAACACCTACAATTACATATGGTTCTTCTGGTAATGTTGCAACATGTGTTGATGTTCAAAATACCATCACTACATTAATTGCAATTCTTACTACATCTGTTGGTGCTGGAAATCTCACATCACTAGCTGCTGTTACAGCAACAGGAAATATTCCTGTATTTAACTTTAATAGAGCACTTCAGGAATGGCAAGACAATTCTATTCTAGATCTCAGCAATCCCGACAACGTTCTTTATAAATTTAATGCAACTTCTGGTGGTTGTATTGTACCTAGAGGTTGTTCACTGATTGGTTATGATCTTCGTAGAACAATTATTCGTCCACTATATGTTCCTGATCCTGCAGATGGAAATCAGGAAAGAACTTCTGTCTTTAATTTAACTGGCGGTTGCTATATCTGGCAGTTTACCATTAAAGATGGTGACCTCTCTTCAAATTCACCACTGTTTGATGCAACCGCTGGAGTTGGTAAAGTTTACTTCCAGAAGGGTAATACAACTAATTTAGCAGTTCCTGAATTCTCTCACCATAAGATCACCATCATGACTTATGCTGATACAGAGGAACTCGATCGTTACTATGAAAAGGTTGGTAGATCTTTTGCACAATTCCAACCAACAATTGATGATGGAGATTTTGAAGCTCTTGTACAAGAAAATCGTATTGTTGGTCCTCTATCAGATACAAGAAGAATTGAAAGCATTAAAGTACAAGATTCCATTTCATTTACTGGTACTGCAGTAAATAATAATGCTGCTATTACAAATGTTTCTAGTGTTGCGGGATTAAATCTTGGAGATGGCGTAAGAAGTAATAGTCCAAGTATTACAATTCCAACAAATACTGTAATTAATTCTATTGTAGGAACAACAGTAACTTTATCAAATCCTGTAACTGGATCTGGTAGTGTCTCTCTATCAGCAACAACTGGAAAAATTACTGCAACTGTAACTACTAAGATTGATCATGGATATTTTGTTGATCAGTATATTGCAATTTTAAATTCTGGTTTAAATGAGCAAATAAATGGTACTTTTAAAGTATATTCAATTGATCCAACAAATCCAAAAGTATTCCAATATCAGATTCAAGCAACTACTGCTGCTCTTGGATTGACCGATGGAACTACATATACTATTTCTAGTGGATTAGGAACAAATGCTGTAGCACAAGCAGAAATTGATAGCGTCGAATCTGCTTCTCCATATGTTTTCAACTGTTCAATTAGATCTACTTGGGGCATGTGTGGTGCCTGGGCAGATGGATCAAAAGCAACAGGATTTAAGTCCATGGTTGTTGCTCAGTACACGGGTGTTTCTCTACAGAAAGACGATAGAGCATTCATTCGCTACGACAAACTAACTAATACTTGGAACCAAGCATCACTAACTGATGCTTTTGCTACTGTTCCTTATCACGCAAAAGGTGACGCTTATTGGAAAGATGATTGGAGAAACTTCCATATCCGTGCTTCTGATGACGCATTCGTTCAGAACGTTTCTGTGTTTGCTGTAGGTTTCTTTGATCACTTCCTGATGGAGAGCGGTGGTGACATGTCAATCACCAACTCCAACTCTAACTTTGGCAATACTTCTCTACACGCTATTGGTTATAAAGGATTTGCTTTCAACCAAGATAAGGGTGGATATATTACTGATATTATTCCTCCAAAAGTTATTCGTGAGAGTGTTCAAGATAAAATTCAATACTATACTCTTGATATTCAAGCATCAAATAGTGCAGCAAATAATACCAGACTTTACTTAGGTTCTGATGATCTAAATGATCCTGCTGATCGACCAGCAGTAACTGTTTCTGGATATAGAGTTGGATCAAGAACAAATGAAAGATTATATGTAAAACTTGATAACGGAACTTATTATTCAACTTTAGAACCAACAGGATTTTTACGTTACACTGCTTCTATTGATACTTTAAATCCATCTGGTATCTCTATCAATAATTTAGCACAAGATGCAGCAAACTTAATTAATTTAAATAAGCAATTCATTCAAAGCGAAGCATATAACTATATCATACAAAAATATCCATATTTAACTACTAGAACTTCAATTAATATTGGCAAGTGTGAAAGAGATATTGGATACTTTGTTGATGCTGTAGTATCAGACTTGAGACTTAGTGGCAATATTAATACTATCCAAGCAGCAGAAGCATATTTTGTTGGGGGTGCTCTAACATATATTCCAAACGAACTTGGGGAAAGTTTAGAAACTTATGATTATGTGAAGAATATGTCTATTGCTGCAATGAGGAATTGGGATTTCCTTATTCGCAACTGTACTATTACATCTGGATCCAACATTGTTGATGTAGGAAGCACTGCAGGATTGCTCATTGGAATGAGTGTTAAAGAGTATTCTGCTGCATCATTTAATGCAGATGGTCAACTTATCGGAACTCCATCACAAATTACAACTGCTATTCCTGCAAATACTTACATTAGAAGAGTTCTTGATGCAAGTAGAATTGAACTTGGTGTTCTTGGTAGTAAGTTAACCACAGGATCAACTGTAAATGCTAGTGCATCCCGTCCAGGTAGTGCGTCTCTGTACTTTGAAATTACTGATGGATCATTCTCCACTACATTAGATCCGCAGAAAGATACTACTGTATCTACAGTAAATGCTGGATATCCAGAATGTGCTGCTATTGCAACTACAATCACTGGTTATTTCAATAATATTTCTGTTATTCTTAATCAAGGATTAACTCCTCTTGGTGGTAGAGAAGCTGATGCTCATAATTTAATTCTAGCAAATAAAGCATTAATCGCTGAAGTTGCTGTTGCTAGAATGTTAGCAAACTTCCCAGGTTTCTCTGTTCCAGGTGGTAATCAAGAATGTGTTGATGATATTATTGCTTCAATTGAAACAATCGCATTTAATGTTAAGTACGGCGGAAATAGCAGAGTTTATGATGCAGCTGCAATTTATGTAACTAATCCTAATTATCTTGATGGCGAAGAAACACAAGCAGTTTATGCTTATACTCAAGCAAGAGATATGATGATCCAAGCAATGCGTAATGAAGCAATTACGATTACTGGATCTACTAGAACTCAATTTACCGATTCTACTATTGTTGCTGATCCGCTCTCTCCTGCTTGTGCTGACATTGCTAATACGATCACTACATTAACGAGTATTATTACTCAAGGTATTGGAACTTCTTCTACTAACGGTAATTTAACTGGCATTACAAGAACTGCTCCAGTTATTACTTCAGTAACTAGAGTTGAACCTGTTTTAGACCTTGCTAATCTTGCAAAAAGAGCAACTATTTTTACAATTAATACTGGTAGTGGCACAACAAATCCACATAACTTTGAGACTGGTACACCTGTTAGATTGGTTCCTAGGGCAAAAGCAGGAAGAAATCCAGATAAAAGAGTTATCAGATTACCAATAGGATTTTCTACAAATGAGAAGTACTATGTAATTGCTCCTGGTAGAGGTACAAAACCAGAAGACTATGCATCTACAACTGCATTTAATGGTTCTGCTCAAACTAAGTTGATGCTAGCATCAACAAAAGAAAATGCAGCTGCGGGTATTTACATCTATTCACCAGAGACAGATAGCGTTGATCCAAATATTGAAATTGAAATTCAGCAGTATGTTCTTGATGATGTATATGATCTTCATAAGTATACTTGCAATATTGCTGGAGCAGGAGAGATTGAAACAGATGTCGCACACATCTTTGATCTTCCAAATGCTTCTGTAACTCCACAAAAAGTATTTTTCCGCTTAGCAACAGATATCATTGGTTCTGATTTACCAGAAATTGCTGGCTTTGGAACTATTAATACTAGAACATATTACTTTGCTCGTTATATTACTGCTAAGAAGTTTAGTATTCATAATAGTCATTTAGAGGCTATTGCTGGAACGAATGCAGTTTCATTTGTTCCTGCCAGTGGTCAAAACTTCTATGTCTTTGCAGACAAGAGAAGAAGTCCTATTAGATTTGATGCTAATTATAGTACAGCAACAAATACCAGTGGACTTTGGTATGTTCAGGTTAAAGACGAATCTACTGCAGGTCCAACATTTAGAGCAGATTCTATTTTAACAAGGTTCCACGATCCTATTGCTTATGGTCCTGGGTCTGGTAAAATTAGAACTCTTGATACATGGATTAATCGTGTAAGAGATGATAGAACCGAGGGTGATCGTGTCTATCGTCTAAGATATGTTATTCCATCATACTTAACTACTGTTAGGGATCCTCTCAATGGATTTGTTCTAAAAACAAGAACAGATGATAAGAGAAGATTAGTATCACAAAAGTTTATTTTGATTCCTATTGCTGGAGCTCCAGCAGTTGCTAGGTTTGATAACCCAGCACAACCAGGAGAAATTCTTGGATCCACACGAGCAGAATTTACTTCTGCGGGCATTAGTCCAACATATGATCCATATCTAAGAGCAAAAGTTGTAGAAAGCACAAGAACTCAAAGTAGAATTGCATTCTCTATTCAATCTGCAAGAAAAGTAACAGTAAGCGGCAATCAAAGATTAGAAATTGTAGCGTATGATCATACAATTACAGTTGATGCTCTGAAGAATGAAATTTTTACAATTGTAGAAATAAATGCACCTCAGGGAGGATCATTTGTAGTAAGTAATTCTACTGCATCTAGTGCAAACCGAGTTACTTGGACTGGAAATACTAACGGTTCTGGATTTATTCAAGGATACTTTAATGTAGGAACTAAGCATTACTTAGTATTGAAGAACACAACTGGATCTATTGCTTACAATAGACTAGTCAATACTAGATTTACGCAAGGTGCAGTATATGCAGATCTTCTTGCAAAACCAAATAGTATTGGAGATCCTGCAGGAAAAGATAAATCAAGCAGAAAAGATTATCTTTATAGAATAGAAGGTGCTAACGTTTATACTTTAGTTCCTGGGGATATTGTAACAGATGATCAATCTAATCAGTATCGTATTGAAAGTGTTGAAGATGTTGGAGAACTTCAAGATACTTTCTACATTTTTGATATTGATACAATTCAAGAAAGAATTTCAGGACAGCAAGATGGAGTTTACTATCTAACTTGCTTGCGTGGTAATATTTCGCCATATCCTCAAGGTGCTGGTGTAGGTGAAAACTTCCAAAACTTTAGGTTCTCGCAACCAATCTCGCAGTTGTATCCACAAAATTACAAGAATGATCCTGTTTGGTTCAAACAAATTAATCCAAACTACAATGATGTTCCTGCAACAAAATCTGCTGCAGATAACTATATTCATGGATTGGTGACTGTTAATGATGTGAAGTTCAGTGAAACCAAAGAGATGGTCGAAGATTTAGTTAGACAACCTGCTCTCTCTAGATTTACTTTTGTAAGTTCAGATACTCTTAGTAGCCCAACTTTAAATCCTGCTGGTGGATCTAATATTATTCAAGCACAAAATGGAAATGCTGCTTCTGGATCAGAAGATCGTCGTATTCCAATTTCTGGAGATTCTGCTTATCCACTAGAGCAAAAACTCTATGTAGAACTTCGTAGACCATCTATTGCTCGTTCTGGTAACCACACGTTTGAATATCTAGGTTTTGGTCCTGGTAACTACTCAACTGGTTTTCCATTGCGCCAAGAAGTTGTTCTTGAAGATGTTCAAGACTTCTATGCACAATCGAAGAGAGAAGATGGTGGCATCGTTTTCTACACTGGTCTAAACTCTAATGGTGATCTTTATATTGGTAATCGTAAAGTTAATGCTATCACTGGTGAAGAAACATTTCTTGAGAGAGCAATTCTAGAAGAAAGTGCAGATGATAGTACTGATGACCTTGGTGGACTTGTAACCACATTTGATACTCCAGTAACCTTTAATAGTAGAATTACTGTAGAAGGAGATTCGGTCTTTAACAATCCTGTATCAATTGTTATGGATGCTACCGAGGGTCCCGCTCTCACAATTCCTAGCGTAATTGATCCAACTTCTGGACTTGATCAATCAATTAGCACTGCAAATACTGGATCTATTATCATTCATAGAAATAGAGTTGCTGCGGCTGTTTATGCAATCAATCCTCGTCAGATACTTGGAGACAACGGTCAACCATATACGCTAAGAACACATTATACTACAACACTGGGTCCAACAAACGTTTCACCTGATCAAAGCGCAACATTTAATGCTTCTCAAAATGTAAATTATGGTTCATCTGAAACTCCAAGATCTGGTGATATACTATTCAAAGGTGATGAAGTTGGACTTTCTGGATCTATTGGTTGGATATATGCTAACTATTATACAGAAATTGTAGCAGCAAATCTCGCAACTTTAACTAGTGATGGAGTGTACATTACTGTTAATCTTGCCCCTGGTATTACAAATTCTGCTATTAATATAAGTGCAAATTCTATTATTAGAATATCTGGATTTACAGCAAACCCAAATCTAAATGGAAACTGGCAAGTTGTTTCTACTGGAACTCCTCTATTCTCACCATCTGGAACATCATTTAGATTCTTACCAACAGTTCCTCCAGCATCTGCTACTACTTATACTTGGTCAACTGTAACTGGGGCAAAACTAGAAGTTTCAAGAGAAAAGTGGAAAGAGGTTGGTGTTGTTGGTGCTGAAACTCTCCGAACAAATACCGAAATTTGGGGTGATTATAAACTTGGTATTAATACCCTTGCCAGGGCGACTGATAATGCATATCGCACAGCATTTATTGAGAGCGCAACTTCTCCTAGAGCAAATCTTGATGTAGTTGGAAACACATTTATTTCTGGTAAATCTACAGCAATCACAGTTTCTGGCGGTGCTCAATCTAAAGTTGTTTCTAATTTAGATAATGCTTTAATTGTAGGAGGAGATAGTGCAACTCCAAATAATGAAGCAGTCTTTAGAGTTTCTACAACTCCTGGTCCTTTAGGAAAAGGAAGAGTTGGAATTAATGCTTCTGTCGCTCAACTAACAACTGCTGCTACTGATGTTGTTGTTTTCGGAAGCACCAGTTTCAATGGAAACATGTTGCTTACTGGCACATTTACAACAAATATTGGTACTATTGACACTAATAGCACTACTTTAGATCTTGCAGCAACTCCAACAACAGTTAGATTTGCAGCTGCTGCGACTACTGTACAAATTGGAAATGCTATCGGAACAACTGGTAGTCAGACTATTGACGTTGGAAATTTTGCATTAACTTCAAACGTTAAAATTGGTGATGCTGCACAAACAAGCACTTTATTCATACACAGAAATTCTAGAAATGCACAAGTTGATATTGCTTCTGTAGATAATACAAATGCTGCATATGTTTGCAGCGTTATAATTGGTGGTGCTTTCTCTAATTCTTCTTCCGCAACATCAATCAAAACTAGAAATATTAATCTAGATGGAGATGTAAATGTTGGTTCTGGATTTACGGCAGGTTCTGGAACTGGTAAGTTATATTCATTAAATTCTAGATTTGAACTTCTTGCTGCAAGCGGTGGACCAGCAATTGTTAAATTTGCTACTACTGCTTCTGATCTTGAGATGGCATCTCAAGGTGGAACTACAACTATTAATAATGCTTTGCGAGTAAAAGCCAGAGCAGATTTTGATGGAGATATTAAACTTTCTGGTGGTCTAAATTCTGGTGGAGTTAGTGTAGAGAGGGGAGTTTTTGGAACAACTCCTGCTGCCCAAGCAGTTGGATCTTTACCATCTAATTTTAACCTAGATTTATACAGAAAAGTTAGCATTGGAAAAACTCTTGACACTGGTGGTTTCTCAACACTCACTTCAACAGATACTATTATTAAATTAAATCAAGTAGTTGCTCCTGGTGAAATTAATCTTGGTGATTATTTACTACTTGATGAATCTGCGGCATTCCCTGGAGCTCCTGTTCCTTACACTCCAAACGAAGATAATTCTGAGATTGTAAGAGTTACTGACCTAACAAACTTAACAAATACTACAGATCCAGATGGTATTCGAGTAACAGTAACTAGAGGAGTTGATGGAACAACAGCAAGATCTCATTCAGATAATCTTCCTATTGTAAAACTTAATAAGTCTTCAAACGTTAGTTTCTCAACTGTAGCAATGACAGCTAGTTCTACTGTATTACAAACAGCAGAATTTGGTGGTTCTTTACTAGTAAATGATTTTATTAGAATTAATAGCAGTACTTCTAGCGAGTATTTAAAAGTTGCTTCTCTAATCTCTGCTCTAACATCAGTTCAATCTCTAAACATTACTGATGGCGGAACTCCAGAAGTTCTATCCTTTAAAGTTACTTCAACTACAGGAGAAACTTATATTAGAGGAGCAACTGAAGTACATAATAATCTTACATTGGTTGGATCATCAACTCCAAATAATAGAAAATTAACAATTACAGATGGTGTATTCGCATCACCAACCACTACATTTACTGTAGATAGTGCAACGGGAAATACTAGCATTCTTGGTAATTTAAACATTGGACAATCTTTTAATAAATTAACAATCAATGCAACAAATGGAAGTATTATATCAAATGGTGGAGACATTACAGTTAATGATAATGCAGCATCTGTTGTTACTTCAACTGTAGCAGCAACTCTTACTATTAATGTAAGACCTGATGGCGCTACTGCAGATTTACCCGCGACTGGTGGTACAGCACCCGTTTCAATGCTTGGAAATGATCCAATCGGAACATTAATTGCTGGTGCTCAGAATAGAAATCCTGCTGTTACTTGGACAGCAACATTACCCGCAGCAGTTACTGCAGCTGGCATTTCTATTGGAAGTTATACTGTTTATTTGGAAGATTTAAGTTCTGTTGATCCTATAACTGGAAGACCAAAAATACATTGGTTTGTTGAAAATATTCCTTCTTCTACAACAACTATTGCAGCAAACGCAACTTCTTTACCATCTGGAACAAATATTAGAAATAATTATATTGGAGCAGTTGGTTCTTTAGGAGTTAGTGCAGTTGGATATGCTGGACCACAACCACCAGCTGGTCGAAATCACACCTTTAGATTAACTGTAATTGCAGTTCTTTCTGGAACTAGAACTACATCTACATTAAGATCTTCTATTGAGTTTAATTATGATCCTGCAGGCGCAGCTGCTGCAGTAGTTCCACCAACATATTCAAATAATTTAAATGTTCAAATTTTTGGCGTTGCTACTAGAAAGTTACTTTTCCAAAATACTACTGCAAATCTATCAATTGGAGGTCTGTTCACGAGTGAAGCGACTACAGGAACAAACTTGTTCTCAAGTGATTTAAGACTTGATGGTGGCGATTTGATCGTTAATAGAGGAAATGCATGGGCAGCATCTACTGCAGTTGCTGTTGGAGATATTCTTCTTGCTGGAGGAACTACCTACAGAGTTACACAAGCTGGAACTACAGGAACTGGTGCTCCAACTCATACAACTGGATCAGCATCAAACGGAGGAGCAATATTACTTGTTGCTCCACACTTTAGAGCAAAGAATAATGGAACTATTGATATGGGAGGCATAGAAAACTTCTATGGTCCTTCTGGTGCTAGAAGGTGGGATTACTTAGCGACTGGATCTGGAGATGGCGGAGTTATTAGATCAAATCTAAATTATTTCCTAGTTGTAAGTGGTGATTTATATGTCAAACTTCCAACAGATGCAAGAAGTGGTGATGTAATTAGATTTGTTGATCTAAGTGGTTCTCTTGCATATAACGTTAAATTTATCGTTCGTGCTCCAACTGGCGTTTCAATTCAAGGAGATAGCACAAATATTGCACCAACTGCTGTCGGAGTTCCATTAGTAGGATATAATGGAGGTGAATTGATTGTAACTACTCCAAATGCTGCTTTTGGACTTATCTATGCTGGTCCATTAAATAATGATGGCACTTCTTCTGGAATACCTACTGCTCAACAAGGTTGGTGGTTAATGGAGATCTAATAGATGGCAAATTACGGTAGATTAAAAACTATGAAAGCGGCAGCGATCGGTACGATCCTGCCCTGGACGGGTGATATTACAAGAATACCAAAAGGTTGGTTGATATGCAATGGTGCTGCAATACAAGCAGCAGATTATCCTTTATTAGCTCAGGCAATTGGTAATACATATGGAGGAGCAGGATTTAATTTAGCAGATTTTCCTACATTTCCTGCACAAACAATATCTTTGCCCAATATTGATCAAAAAGCATTGATGGATTGCGATCCATCTTATTTTGGCGCTGGTGCAATTGATGCAAATATTGATACAACTGCAGCAGGAACTGTAGTAACACCATTTATTGGTGCAAACACGGATATTGCTGCCCCGAATAGAACTCCAGATGCAAATACAGATATTTTATTTCAGTATGCACCACAAACTCTTTCTGGAACAATTACTGGTGCTACTTTCAATCCTGGATTTGGGGTTAGAACAATTTATACTGGAGCAAGAAAATTAGGAAGAAGACATTTACCATCTCACTCTCACCCAACTGAAGTTCCTAGTACTATTGGACTTAATCTTATACAACCAGGAGCAGGAGTTTCATGTTCAAGAACAGTAACTTATAATTTTATTAAAAGAGGTGGAGATGATATAGATGGAAACCCTCAAATTCAATGGCAAATTAGTTATCCTGGCAGTACTGGATTTGGAAATGGAAGTGCTGGAGTTGTTCTTGGAAACATTGTTGGTGAAAATCCTGGACCAAACCTAATCCCGAAAGAGGCCTATTCTCATGGAATATCTAATTGGATCGGAAGCGCAGATGCACCAGAACCTCCAGATCCTTTTAAAGGTCCATCTAATCCCCCTGCACACAATAGAAATTTTAATATAGCTGATCCAGGATGTCCATATGGTTTGGGCGGAACAACAGTTCCTACACAAAATATAAATTTCGATTCTGGCGGCAATCCAAATACTGGTGATGGAACAACAGGAGATCAACATTTACCATATGAAACATTTTTTAATCATTCTGGAATAGAATTTAATAAAACAGTTTCTACTCCAGGAGTGACTGATATAATTAATGCCCATGATCATGCAACTTTTGATATTTCTTACGATAGAACTGGATCTTCTTTAGGTATGCCAGGAAGTTTAACATCTAATAATGTAGTTGCAAATATTACTCCTGATAATCTTCCAGGTGCTCTAAATATTACAGTTACGCAACCAACTCCCAAAGTAATCGTTATTTACATAATCAGAGCATATTAATAAAAATGCCAAAGTTTTACACAGCAGAAAAAGGAAAATATGGCGGCATTGTTGGAACAATACATTGCTTTACTAGTCAATTACCTCCAGCTAATGACCCTATTGCATTTAAACCAAAATTACCAGCAGGTTTTTTGAGATGTGACGGATCTATTTTAAATGCTTCTTCTTATCCTGCTTTAGCTGATGTATTAGGTGTTGGTAGTTTGTCTAAATTTGCAAAAGATCCTACAACTCTATTAAGTACTCAATTTCAACTTCCAGATCTGGGGTCAAAATATATGGTTCCAGGAAATTCATCTGGAACATATTTGTCAACTTATTTAAGTGATGGAACAACCAGAAGAGTTGGAGCTGAATTTGAGATAACATCAAATGTAGGAACAAGTGAAACTATATCTTGGTCTGGTAATTTTTCCGTTGGTGGAGCAAACGATAGATTGACTGGAAATCCTCTTTATGCTGGACCCTCAACTAGAGTTACATCACAAGCAGTATTAACTGATACAAATTTTCAAGGTCATGGGCACCTTGCTAATCAACAAGTTTTTAACTTTACAGGAAATTACGTAGTAGAACAAAGTATTCCTAGTAATTCTAGCACTGCTTCTGCATGTCGTCCATATGGAGGAAATGCTTTATATTTTATTAGACAACCTGATGGTGCTAGTGGTGCTCCAAGACATGAGCATACAATTACATTACCAACTGCATCCAGTTCTTATACTCATAATTTTAGGTATACATATCCAACAACGTCTATTCCTCCTACGGCATTAAGAACGACAGTAAATATAACAACATCTGCTGTCAAAACTTTTGACAGCACAGTTGCTCCATTTATATTAATAGAATACATTATTAAATTTTAAAAATGGCACTTTTAACACTTCAGTATCTAACCCCAGGAAGAACACCAATTACGTTACCATCAACTGTAACTACTTTTACATATACAGTTGATGGTGCTGGTGGCGGTGGCGGTGGCGTTGATGCAGGAAGTCCTGGTGGTCCTGGTGGCAGGGGCGCCCGTATTCAAGGAACAATAACTGGTATTACTGGAGGATCACTTGAAATTTATGTTGGCGGCGGCGGCGGTGCGGGTGCATCTGGTGGAGGTGCAGCAGGAGGTGCGGGTGGAACGAATGGTGGCAACGGTGGTGGAGGACGTGGAGCCAATTCTGGTCCTCAAGGATCCTCTGGAGCGGGCGGTGGAGGCGGCGCTGCATCATATCTAGTTCTTAATGGAACAATTATTGTCGCTGCAGGCGGTGGAGGCGGCGGCGGTGGTGGTGGAAATGACGGAGGACCCCTTCAGTCTTTCCAAATAGCAGGAAATGCTACTACCTCTTTGTCTACCAGCAATACTTTAGCATCTGGTGCTAATGCTACAAATCATCCTACTGATGGAGGTGGCGGTGGTGCTGGCGGTGGCGGATCGGGACCTGGAGGTGCTGGATTTACTCCTACGGTTGCAGGAGCTGGTGGTGGAGATACTGATGCAGGTGGAGGATCTGGTGGAGGTAATTATTATAATAATACATCTCATACTGCTGCCCCATCTGTATCAATAGCAGGTGGCATTGGTGGAGGATCTTCGTCTTCGGGATCAAATGGAGCAATTACAATTGTTTATGATGACACTGATGATACACCAAATCCTGTTGCAAATTTCGCGACAATTCTGAATGCAACTAGAAGCACTGCTTACACTACAACAAATTCGGTTACTGTTTCTGGAATTAATGTTTCTGTTCCAGCGATAGCAAATAATAGCGCAATTATTGTTAAAAATGGAGCATCTACAGGAAGTTCTAGTACTACAGTGGTCAATGGAGATACTTTAGCTCTTACTCAAACATCTTCTTCTTCCTATTCTACTCTTGTGTCAACAAATTTAACGATTGGACCCACTGGTCGCAGTGTTGATGCAATCTTTAATATCGTTACAGAAGATGCACCAGTAAATAGACCAAATTCTTTTGATTTTGTTGATGTTGTAGATGCACCACTGAATACATTTATCACAAGTAATTCCGTAACAATTACTGGATTAACTGCAACTGCTTCTGTAACTGCCACTGCTAGCGCAGCTGGGGCACCTGTTACTAACATAACAGTTGTTATAAATGGAGTAGATACTGGATCAAATACTGGAAATATTAGCAATGGACAAACATTGGCTTTGCGTTTGAGAACTAGTAATGCTGTAAATACTACCACTACAGCATCTGTGGTAGTAGGAAGTGGCGGTGCGGTTGATTGGAATGCAAGAACAGTTGTATTTGAAGATACTGCACCAGATTTGTATAATTTTACTGATATTACAAATGCTGCTGCATCTTCTGTAGTAACAAGCAATGTCCAATCAATTTCGGGAATTAATACAAGTGCTCAAGTTTCTATTACAGCAGGATTTGAAGTTAGTATTAATGGTGGGGCATTTGTTACACCCACTGCGGCAACTACAATTAGCAATGGTCAAACATTGCAGTTGAGAGGAACTGCTTCTGCAATTCCTGGTGCATCAGTAACAGCAACTGTTAATATTGGCAATCCAGTTACAGGAGAACTTGCAGACACTTGGATTATAACTTCTGGTTTGGCAGGAGATACTACACCAGATCCATTTACTTTTGCAGATAGATTTAATCAATTAGCAGCAGTACTTGTTTACAGTAATCAAGTTACCCCCAGTGGATTTACTGCATCTTCTACTTTAACTGTAACTAGATCTGGAGCGTATCTTGCTGCAAATCCAGAAGTTTCTGTTGATGGTGGTACTACTTGGACTGCTCTAGGTGTAGGATCTTATACAAATACTTCCTTTACTCCAGGTATGACAATACAATTGAGAGCTACTTCTTCTGCTTATGGGTCAGCAACTAGTACATTGAGTATTACTCTTGGATCTTATTCTACAACTTGGGCAATTAGAACTTTGTCTGCAGCACCCGTTGGAGCAAATAAGTCAACTTGGTATAACTCTACTCCAGGAGCTAAAATTGATGGATATGCAATTGGAACAATTATTACTACTTTTAAAGATGCATCTGGTAACTTTGGAACTTTAGATGGTAGCTTATCTTCAAGATATCCTGGATTTATTGAATGTGATGGTAGACTTTTAAATGCATCTGAATATCCAGCATTATTTGATATTCTTGAAAATACTTATGGAGGAACAGGATCCAAAGTTCTTGCAGGAGGTACATGGACATACTCTGGACAATTTAATATTCCTAAAATTAGAAATAGAAGATTGTTTGGAGTGGGTCAAGTTGATGGTAATTCTCCTGCTTCACCAGCGGTTCCTACAAGAAAAGGACCAGCTGGAACTGGAGCAGGATCTGTGAATACTGTTGGTTCTGTTGGAGGAGATTGGTACATTGCTACAGTAGATGCTGCTGGAACTTTACCATTAGAACAGGTAGAGGGAACTCCGCCATCAGGAACAACAGGTCAATTTTTTGCTTTAGGAACAGTAACAACAATAGGATATTCTAGTATTTCTGGCACTGTTAATTTTAATGTGGCAGGGGATATAAGAGCTTCTGTAGGACCACTTTTAGGAACATTTGTCGATGCACCATCACATACCCATACAATAATAACGGGACAAAGTTTGTCAGCAACAACAGGATTAGTTCCATGGGGATCGAGAGCTACAGTTGGTAATTCTGGTACTATTTCAGGAACTAATTCTACTGCAAGTCAATTTCCAGGCGGCCCAAGTTTTTCACCATCTAATCTTTCACTTGCAGATCAAACTGGAAGTGTTACATATAATAATTTTTGGTCTTCTCCAAGAGATACTACTGTTCAATTAGATAATTCGGCGCCTGGTCTCATTATCTGGATGGGAGCATTAGATACACTTCAGACAACTGCAACAACTAGAGTTTACAGTGCAACTGGTGGAACTTTGACACATACTCATTATTTGTCTACTACAGATTTTGGTAACACTTCAAATATTTTCAGTTGGGGAAATGTAAATGGTGCTGGTGTTAAAACAGGTGGAATGGGAGGCGGTAATACAGTAGATGTTAACTTTACACATACTGAAATGGGATCTAGAGTTAATCCTGGAACTTTTACTTTAAGTAGTGCAACTGCTATATTACCACAAGTAGCACTTAGACCGAACAGAACAATTCCATTGATACAACCATTTTTCAGAGTAAAGTACTTAATCAAAGCATACTAAATATTAATATCATTAAATTGAAGAAGATCTTTTATGATACCACCGATTAAACCATTAGAAATAATGAAAGATGAAAATATCACTGAGTTTGAATTTTCTGATTTTATTGGAGTTTGGGATAAATTTGTTCCCGCATATCTTTGCGAAACATTAATCAATCATTACGAAGAAGTTATTACTACAGGATCTTTTTTAGTTGGAGAAAATCAATTTCCAGAAAGAAACTTAGGAAGATCCGATTTATCTATTTTGTTAAATCAAACTGATAATGAACTAGCTAGCAGTATAAATCAATATTTGCAAGCATGTGGAACACATTATGTTGATAGATTTTCACAATTAAAAAATATAAAATTATTTTCAAGTGATTTGAAACTTCAACGTACACAACCAGAAGGTGGATATCATGTTTGGCATTATGAAAATAGTGAATATTCTGTATGTACTAGAGAACTTGTGTGGATCATTTATTTGAATGATATTCCAGATGGTGAAGGAGAAACAGAATTTTTATATCAACGTAGAAGAATTAAACCAACACAAGGAACTGTTGTAATCTGGCCTGCGGGAATGACACATGTACACAGGGGATTAACTGTTTATACTAAAGATAAATATATATTGACTGGATGGTATCTAAAGGTTCCGAAATGACAGAGATAGTTTCAAATAGATTAGATGAATCTCAACGTTCATTAAAAACATCTATTTTAGAAGTTAATTTTTCTAATAGAATTGTTGTTCGTGGTACAGTAGCTACAGAGATTAAAGAAGATGTTTGGAATGATATTATCCTTACTCAACTTGGCACTACTTGGCATGATCCTAATAAAGATGAGATAGAATTTTTCATTTATAATGATGATGGAACATATTTTTGTCAAAGAAAAAGATCCAGAATGGATTTTAAAACAGGATTTTTTTATTGGAGATCTTATCAATATTATGAAGCTTCTGATGAAGAAGCTTTAAGAATATATAATATTTTTCGTGATTTTGCTGAAATTCAACGTTTTGACAGAACGACAACTTATATTGAAGAAGCACAAAAATTATTTGATTCGCAATCATACTTTCAAGATAAGTATCAAAAAAGAAGAAGACAAATTTCGCTAATGCTTCTTTATTCTGATTGGAGAATGACTATTGATTATGAAGAGGAATTTGAAGGCGAACAAGAAATGTGGAAAGAATGGAGAAGAAGACTTAGAAGATGTTTGCCAGATTATGAAACTTTTGACAATCCATATGAAGCATTTAAATTTGTTTCAGTTCTAAAATATCCTATTGATCCTAATGTTTATTTTGAAAGATATCCAGAAGGTAAAAATGCTGATGGAGATGAAGTTGCTTACTTGTCAACTGACGATCAATATGATAGACTAGATTTTATTGTATCTAAAGACTTTGTTGCTGCTAGTATGGAAAATATATTAGATCTTGTCAATAATTTTGCTGATCAAGAAGTAGAAATTACTTTACAAGTAAAACAAATTTTAGATGATTTGAATGCCTGGGATTACTTCCCAACATTGCGTCAAGATTTAATTAAGGTCATGCATGATACAAGTTCTTAAACAGAACAAAGATTAACAAGATAGAATAATTATATAAATGAGCTTACAATTTCACCTATGATCTACACACTTGATTTATTAGATATTGTAGCTGTAAAAACTATTAATGAGTTTTATAATTTTTGTGATTTTGTAGATGGGTCTATTTCTGGATCTCATAATAAAAATAAAAAGCACAATGAACAGTTACAGGATACAATTCATCAGTCATCACTGACAGATTTTGTTGATAGAGAAATTAAAAAATGTGAAAAATTATCATATTTGTTTGTTCCTAGAGCAACTACATATCCTATATTTTTAAGATATACAGAAGGTATGCATTATGCATACCATAATGATTTTTATCAAATGTTTGGAGTTAAAACAGATTACAGTGTTTCTTGTTTTTTAAGTTCTCCTGATGATTATGAAGGAGGAGAATTAGTTTTAAATATTGGTGATAGAGAATTAGAATATAAGTTAAATCCTGGAGAATGTGTTGTTTATCCAACAGGAACACTTCATAAGGTAAATGAAGTTACATCTGGACAGAGAAATGTAATGGTTTTTTGGATAGAATCTTGTATTGTTGACAGCAGAGTAAGATCAATATTTACAGAGTATTCAAATTTGATGTTGAAGAGATCAGATCTTGTTCAACAAAGTTCAGCAGATTTTGAAGCAATTAGATATCAAATCATGAGAGAATATGGACAATTCTAAATTTGGTATATCAGATATTAAAAGATATACTAATGTTTTTACAGAACTTGAACACCAAAGTATATTAAAATATTTAGAAAGACCAAAGTGGAGGTATGGTCATGTTTCTTCCACTATTGATTTTAAAAATGCTCCGCCATTTTGGTCCATGACTTTAATATACGATGAATTTTTTACTAAGCATTTACTAAATAGGATATGTAAAATTACTGGTGATGATTTAGAACTTGATACTGTTTATGCAAATGGTCAAACATATGGTCAAAGCGGACAACCACATCAAGATTCTTTACAAGATAATGAAAGAACATTTATATATTATCCAGAAACTTTTTGGGATATTAGGTGGAATGGCAAAACTGTTTTTATGACAAATGAAGGTATAACCTATACAATTCCAAACCCAAATACTGCGGTTTATTTTCCTGGAATAATTAAACATTATGCAGAGGAAACTGCAAGAGCATTTGGAGGATTAAGAAAAACAATAGCTTGGAAATTGCGTTTAAAGTAATATGGATTATCAAATTTTTTCAATAGAAACTGAAAAACAAATTTTTTCTGGGTATGCACAGCATACAGGGAGACCATTAATTCTTGTTGATAGAGTAGGAATTAATAATTCAGAAGACCAAGAAGCAATTGATAGAGCATTTGCTTTTTATGAGAAAATCATGGCACCTGAAATATTTTCAACGTTGAAAGTAAATAAAATGTTTTCAATATTATTTCACTCAAATGATTATGCAGTAGAATATGCTAGTGATAATTTTCCAGATAGAGATGAAAAATTAGCATTTCCAGAGTTAAAAATTATTGTTACTGTTATGGATGCAGAAGGACACACTAGATATACGAATGCATCATGATTAGAGATCACTACAGAGCATTTAATGTATTTGATGTTAAAAATAAAACGCAAATTGCTTATGCAACTTGCGTTCCATATGAATTTGCAAATATAGAACCTCCATATATTGACGAGAGATGTTTAAGTTCGATTAATAAGATGGAGGAGATTTTGAAAGTTGAACAACCAACACGATATAAATCACCATATTATAATCAAAAAAGATTATTTCGTGAGTTACAAACATATTTTGTAGATAGCAACTTACAAGAAGTTTTTGGATATAGAGTTCTCACAAAACAATTGCTGCCATATGATCATGCAGATTTCAGTGAAATTATTGGAGATGAACCAGAAATAATTGTTAAATTAAAAGAAAATCCTTATACACAACCAACAATAGATTGTATATATTTTTCTGCTGGTGGAACGCCAAGATATATTGGACTTAGAGTGGAAACTAATGATGCCGAGTTACCAACCCTTCAAGAATTTTCTCATTTAGAAAATTTTAATAGGATTAGAAATGCTAGTCTGTTATTTCGTAGTGTTTTTCCTGTAAAATATTGGATTGATTTGCAAAATCCTGAAAATATTTCTATCATGCTTGTTTCTCCTACTCCAGAAGCATTAAAGATGCCAGAGTATGTGTATGAAAATGTTAGATGGGATTTTTATGAAGATTTAAAGAAAGATTGGTACGAATTTTTACAGATTGAAAACGTAATTACAGAAGAAGATTTAAATTATATTCTTAAAGTAAGTCCAGGAATTCAACAGTCTAAATTAAAATATCTCTGGGTAAATGGAAAAATTGAAAATATTGAACTGGAAAGCGTCTGCGTGCATGAATTTGAAGACGTTTGAGTGAGGGGGTTGACAAGCACCTCAAGATCTGGTAGGATTGCAGCACCGACTTGAGGAAGATGACCAAATTTCCCTATGAAACAATGCCGTTTCGACTGGAACACAAAGAAGGAAAGCAAACCAAAGTCTGTTTCTTTGCATGTAAAGAGCATCTGGAAAAGTATTTGACCAGAGCAAAACTTTCTCCTAAAGATTGCAAAGTAGAAGTAATGGATGGAGTATATATTATTTCTAAATCTTCACCCAAACGTAAAACCAAAGGAAAACTTTTTTCATCTATTGAGGACTTTTTTGTATGACTATTGAAGGACGCCCAGAAATTGATCATGATTGGAACGAAGGGTATCGTAAACAAATTCGTAATCGCCTTGCAGATGTAATTGGTGAATATGTAAATGATGATGATCTGAGTGCATTATCTTTTTTTCATGATCTTAAAGATGAACTTGCTGGATGGGTTGATTACCATCAAAATTATGCAGATAAAACAACTGCTATTCTTCATCTTATTGACGGACACAAACAACCAGAGTTTCTAGCAGAAGATCGAAATAGCAATTTTCCAAACGAAAACACTGTGCCCACTAGGTTTTAATCAAAATCTGTAAACCAATAATTAAAACAACATTAAAAATCCAATTATCTTGTGTAAATAGTGTTAGAGTATGCTAACAATCATACGAGGTCAAATTCTATGACATTTCCATCAGGTCAAAATAATAAACTTACAGATGATGAGTGGGATGAAATGTCTGCATTAAAAGATGCAATAAATGTACGTCCACAATCTGTGATACCTGAAAAAATGGAAAAGTTCACAGAATATTTTGTCCGTAGTTTAAAAGAACGAGGGTTGTGAGACAGTTGTAAAACTGCCACATTCGCCCCTCCACAGGGGCGTTTTTTGCTGTATATTATTTTTTATCGACATGAGTTTGCCTGTGACATCTTTTGCTCTTCGTCCTCACCAAGAACGTGCTGTTGCTGCTATGCAAAAGTACAACAAAGGTCAAATAATTGTGCCCACTGGCGGCGGCAAAACCCTCAAAATGATTTTTGATGCTATTCGCCAGTTTCAATCTGCCACTCCTCAAACTATTGTAGTTTGTGCCCCACGCATTCTTCTGGCAGAGCAATTGTCTAGCGAGTTTCTTGAGTATATCACTAATGCCGAGGTTATGCACGTTCACTCTGGCGAAACCCATCATTTCAGCACTACCAAACCTGCTGATATTGTTGTTCATACTGCCATGTGTATCGCTGCTAATCGTCACCAACTGATTTTCACTACCTATAATTCTTTGCAGCGTCTACAGCAAGCAGATATTGATGTGAACACCATCTATTTTGATGAAGCACACAACAGTGTCAAGCGTAATTTTTTTCCTGCTACTGAGCACTTTGCTGCTGTTGCTGACCGCTGCTACTTTTTTACTGCAACGCCGAAGCATTCTGTCACTGTCGGCAAACCTGGCATGAACGATGCTTATGTTTATGGTCAGATTATTTGTAAGGTTCCTGCTCCCGAACTTATCAAAGGTGGTTTTATCATTCCCCCTAAAGTTGTCGTCAAGCAACTTCCTATGGTCACTGGCAAGCAAACTAACTACGATCGTGATGCAGAAAATCTGCTGGAAACTATTGACGAGAACAAAGTAGGTAAGATCCTGATTTGCGCCAAGGCAACTAAGCAAATCGTTGCTCTTATTGCTGAGACTGATTTTTGCAATGAGTTGCAACAGCGTGGGTACTCTTACATGTATATCACTGCCAAGACTGGTGCTGTAATTGATGGTCGTAAGGTCAATCGCGAGGTGTTTTTTGACATTCTCAGTGCATGGGGCAAAGATGACAGTAAGAAATTTGTGGTTCTTCACCACAGCATTCTGTCTGAAGGCATTAACGTGTCTGGTCTTGAAGCAGTGCTCTTCATGCGTAACATGGACTACATTGGTATCTCTCAGACTATCGGACGTGTGATTAGGTTGCATCATTCCGACGCGAAAGGTCTTCGTGATGGTTCAATCCAACCTGGCAACCTCAGTCAGTATACCAAATCTTTCGGTCTGGTGTGTATTCCTGTGTACAGTAGCACTGGTATTGCTACTGCTCGCTCTGTTCAGGCGGTCGTTGATACTATATTTGAGCGTGGCGAACCTGCTATCAGCGTCGTTCGCAAGTGAGACGCAATAAGACCCTAGTTCAGCACTGGGGTCAAAACCATATTTTTTTGAAATTCTGTCAGAATGGTGCTAGTGCTCATGGCGTGTAATCAGATCCTCGATTTTTTTAAAAGTATAACCCATGACCAGAATAGTAGATAACTTTTTGCCAGAAGACACGTTCAAAACAATTACAGACGTTTTGTTAGGTGTTGATTTTCCGTGGTATTATTATCCATATGTGAATACTAGATACGAACAGAGTGAACATATACAATTTACTCACGGGTTTTATCATTATTTGCACGAAAATCCATGGAATAGCCCTTACTGCGACTTAATTGCTCCAATCATGGATAATTTTGAATGGCAAGAAATTTTACGGGTGAAAGCAAATCTTATTCCTAAAACCTCATCACATATTGTATCAGGATATCATGTCGATGATAATTTTCCACATAATGTAGCTATCTTTTATTTGAATACTAATAATGGGTTTACTTCTTTTGAGAATGGTGATACAATAGACTGTGTGAACAATCGTATGCTATTTTTTGATGGTGTGACTAAACATAGCAGTGTAACATGCACTGACAAAAATGTTAGAGTTGTTCTTAATATTAACTATCGGTAAATTATGAAAAAACTTATTCGTAAAATCAAATCAAATGTTTCTGCAACTCGCATGACATTTCTTTCAGTTGCTCTTGTAGTAGCAATTGGAAATACTCTTACTGGTTGGGGGGTAGTTAGTTGGGTTCTTTACATTCCTCCTATTGCTCTCTCGTTTGCAGCAATTACTGGTGTATGCCCATTTAAAATTATCTTTGAAAAACTGGGATTTGCAAACGACTGATGAAACCAATTATCAAATATCAAGGTGGCAAAACCAAAGAACTTTCAATTATTCGTAATTACATTGGAAAAAACCATAAACGAATTGTGGAACCATTCTGTGGCGGCGCTGCCGTAAGTTTTGATGCAGAAATTCCAGCAGTTCTAAACGACATCAATAAAGATGTTATTAACTTATATCAATCTGTTGCTAATTACAAAACCTATGTTCTAATTCAAGAAAAAGTTGATCTATTAAAAGATATGGATCATGATGCTCTTGAATTAGAATATTATGCTGCTAGAGAAGCAATCAATCAACCATGGGAATGTGTTGATCCATGCCAACGAGCATTGTCATATATTATTGTAAGGCAGTTGTGCTTCTCTGGTATGGAGAGATACAATGCCAAGGGCGAATTTAATGTTCCATTTGGTCATTATAAGAAGTTTTCTTGTAATCTATCACACAATCATCATTTATTCTTGAAGCAGTGTGATATTCGCTTTGGTGATGCAATATCATTATTTGATAGTATTCAAGATAATGATTTTGTTTTTGTTGATCCTCCGTATCTAGATCGCTTGGGATATACTACTGGTGATGGTGGTGCTAAATTACATGTAAATCTTGCAGACGTACTTCATAATTGTAATGCTGACTGGTTACTTATTCACTGTGACGATGATTTTTATCGTGAAGAGTATAGCACATACACTATTGTAGACAAAGACTTTAATTATTCACAACGATGGGGGAAAAATAAAGACCACAGTAATAGTAAAGTAAATCATCTGTACATATCTAATGTGCCAGTTGCTCAACTGTCTACAACAACTGTGACAGCATTTTTGGAAGCAGTATAATAACGCTGTCAAACCCCCCTACAATCTCCTCCAGCGCATTTTACTTATGTCAAGCATCAACTATTCTGTTGTTACTAAAGTGACCTTAAATACGCAGCAAATTAAGTTTCTGATTGATTTGCTGTGGGGATCTCCTGAGAAACTAGTCAATGATATTGCACGGCGTCATAATGTCAATGATGCTGAAGTAGAAAACGAGTTGCAATTTTGTCTCGGTTCTGCTCTTTCTGAACTGCTATGATAAAAGATATTCATACTGCTCCGACTGGATATTTTTACACATCAGAAAAATTTGATGCAAAGCATGATATTATTTGGTTAAATCATGAGAGAGTATATGATTACAATCTAGGTAAACCAGTTAAAACTGTGTGGGGATTTTTTCGTCTCAAAGATAGAAAAATTATCTCTCCAGTAAATGCAAAGAAACCAGGGAAACAAATTGCATTTATTAATACCACACCATATACTGCTATGCCAAAACCAGTGTGTCAGTGATTGTAGTGGCACAAGACCACCCCAGATCTGGGTGGTTTCACCCTTATAATTACAAGGTAATCGAGAGACACTCAAGTGCTCACCTCCTCCCAGTCCAAACCGTTTATCGTGTCCACCTTCTCGCGTAATGTTTCGGGTGATTTCTTCACGTTCTTCGCAGACACCTATGAGGAGGCAGTCCAGCTTGCCGAGGACTTCTACCTGAAGACTGGTCGCGTTGTGGCAGTTGAGAAAGTGTCCCCTGCAGGCATCGGTCACGCCTGATCCATCCTATACTACATTCATTCACACAAAACACTCATGGCAACCCGCTCACGCATCGGTATTCAACTCGCAGACGATTCTGTGCTCTCAGTGTATTGCCACTGGGATGGTTACCCTGCCTTCAATGGTGTCAAGCTTCAGCAGCACTTCAACACTCGTGAGAAGGTTGCTGAGTTGATTGACGGTGGTGACATCAGTGCTCTCCACACCAACGTCGGTTGGGATAATGAGACGCTGCCTGAAACTGGTCCTCTTTACTATTCTTCTCGTGGTGAGAATTGTCCTCCTCGCCTTGACTGGCGCATCAGTGACTATCTCACGCAAGATGCAGAAGAGTATGCCTATCTCTTTACCACCGATGGAGAGTGGTTGTGCTACGATACTTGTAAGTGGCACGATGTAACTTATCTCGAACTTCAAGAAATTCCTCAACAGGTAGCGGCATGAAATATTATCTTTTCTTTACAGTTCTCTTTGGTCTGATGCTTGGTTGGCAAGCATTTCTAATTACTCGCGATAATAAAATGTTTGAGGGTTACAAAAATCGTCAAGAACAAATTTGCAAAGAAATTAAATCATTTCAACCAGATTGTCATGTAGAATAACTACATACATTCATCAGTTCATTTAATTTGCATGATAAACTTGGAACAAGCAGAATCCTTGATTAAAGAGTTAACTACTCTTCTTGCAGAAGAACGTAAAGCAATCTGCTCTTTACAGGAGGAGATTAACATCCTCAAAAAACTACTGGAAGAAAAAAATAATCGTGTTTACGATGTATGATCTTTCCAATTGGTACAAAAATTGAATATAAAGGAATGATTGGTACTGTAGCATTTACTACAGATACTCAAATGAGTGTTACTCTTCGATCTTTCGATGAAAGAGTTCGGGAGGTCAGGATTATAATCCACCGTTCCGAATATGAAAATGTTTCTCTAATTACTGGCAACCACCAACGGGATTGAATTATGATTGATGTTGACGAAGTGATCCTTGATCGCAAACTTCTTGATTTGATTGATAGTGCTGAGATAGATTGGGATGATGATGTGCCTGATCTGAATGATCAGTGGGCACTTGAAGAACTGTCACAAGAGGTCTGGGATTTGCTCTAGGGCACCCTATACTAACTACATACCAAGCAACCCCACCAATGACTGCCACCTTCGCCCAGTTCCAAGCAGAGAGAGATGCTCGTAACACTCTTCAACTTAATGTAATTAAGTGGTGTTTCATGCTGACTGATGCTCTGTGTCAGAATTATATTGACCATGCAATTCGTGGTCATTATCGTGCGATCAAAGATACGAATCAAGATGTACTGTACCACGAAATTGCTGCTGATAAACTTAAGGCAGGCATTTGCCCTGTTAGGTATGACATCATCTCTGGTAAAAAGTATCACAAAATTGTCTTTGTTGATGGTGGTGGTCAACGTTCTGCACATGCTTTTGTTGATAAAAAGACTGGTGAGGTCTATAAGACTGCATCTTGGAAGTCTCCTGCTAAAGGTGTACGATACGATTTGCGTCTCATTAAAGATCGCGAGTATCTCTTTGAGAATGCTGACTGGTCGGGTGGTTATCTCTACATGCGATAACGCTTGACATCGGTCCGCTTCTCGTATAAAATACTTACAGAGTTTGCTTCTACTATGCACTACATCGTAACTAACGGCACCGCTTACGCAATCGATCATCCTCAGGATGCCATTTATGCTGCTCCTGTGCTCGATAATGGCATTGTAGATTGGGACAATGCTTATGATATTGCGTGGGCAAATTTAGATGAGGAAGAGCAAGAATATATTGCTCACGTTGCTTATCATCTGCAAGAGATTGCTAAACTGTCTGAAGAACACCAGGAGGTTTTCCTTAAATGAATTTTATTGTAGATCACGTTAAAGAACTGCTAGCACCTCTCAGTGTTACAGATCTTCAACCTAAACCAAAGCAAACTCTTTCTGACGAAGAAGTACAAAAGTTTTGGTCTTATTTTGCTAAGTTTCCTAACGAATTTGCTGCTGCTGTGGTACAATCGCTGCCCAGTGATGTAGAATTTGTTCAATACGATCACCTTTCAAATCTGGTTACCATCAAATGAATTACACTGAACAAGAACAACAATCTGTCTCTAATCAGGTTGATATGATTACTGATCATGCTCATAATCGTTTTAAAGATCTTCTTCAAGAAGGTCGTCGTGAAGATGCTATTGCCATTGGTGATGAGTATTTTGAGTGGTTGGCAGATATTGATGAGGAAACTCTTCTGTTCTTCAATGAAAATGAATTGTTTCAATAAAGTATGACAAATGGTTGTGTTGGGTGGAATACTAGAATTCCTGACGAATTAGTAACTAGAATTATAGAAAGTGCAGAGCATCATGTTCATACTGAGCATGATGCTACAGTTGTTTTGACAAAAGAAGATTTTAACTCCAAATCTAAACCACAAGTAAGATCAGCAAAATCTTTATGGATACCAACAAATGAATGGGTAGCACCATACATATGGTATTATGTTTTACTTGCAAATAGATCAAATTATAGATTTGATATCACTGCATTTGATAATGAACGAGTTCAACTTGTTACATATAATGTTGGTGATCATTATATTTGGCATTGGGATCACAACTCACAAATGAATTCTTCACCAGAGACAATCTATTGCTCTGCAGGATATAATCTCCAAAAAGAATTAATAGCAGATATGGAATTCTCAAGAAAGTTATCTTTCTCTTTGCAATTAACTGATGACACTCAGTATACTGGTGGGGATCTTGAATTTCGTGAATACAATAATACATATACTGCTCCCAGAGAAAAAGGAAGTTTGGTTATATTTGATAGCAGAATAGAACATCGTGTTACTCAAGTTAAATCAGGCACTAGAAAATCATTAGTTGGATGGGTGATAGGTCCGAGATGGAGGTAAAAATTATTTTAGGTGAAGACCTACAAGAGGATTATTTGTCATGGATTGCCGTAAAGGAGAGCTTAGATATTGATAGATCCATCAATTCTTTTCTACATTATATTCATTACTATGGTACATTTAAAAATTCTAAAATTCCAAAAGATGACGAATAATGGAAAACAACAAATTAACATATGCAAGATTAGTAGGAGATATTGAAAGCATCATGTCTGTACTTGAAGGTATGGATGAATATGAAGATGCTGATATTTTATCAATTTTGCGGGACAAATATTTAAACATCTATCTTTCGATGACCAGCAAACTTTATGACAGTTAGGATACTGTCACACATGAGTTGCATTGTCGCATATTCTATGCTATATTAGATTGGTAATGAGAATTTTGTCATGACCTACGTCGTTAAACTCTATGTTGGTGGTAAAGTATTTGAAGAAGAAGTGCAGGCAACTAATCCACAGGATGCACGAGAAACTGCACTTGCTCGTAATCCCAAAGCAAAGGTAGTAGGAGTAAATGTTAGACTATGACTAAATTGATATATGAATCTCCAGATAGAGGTAAAACTGTTCGCGAACGTCAATTTCACACACCTATGAAACAAGTAAAATCGCATTGGTACTATTATTTTTGGGGACTGATGGCACTTGCTGTTGTTGGCGGTCAAATTTATGTTGGCACTGGTTACCGTAAGATGGCAGCAGCATATGATAATACACAAATTGTTGTTACATGTTCCGTACCAAATGAAACATCAGTTCATCGTATAAATCCAGTTGGAGCATTTGAGTGATGGACTGTAAGGAAGAAGAAGATGGATCATTTACTATTACATGGAATCCAGATGATCCAGTAGAATCAATTTTTAATGATTGGACAGAGCAAGATTTTATTGATGTAATCATGGCAAAATGTAAAGAAGTTTTAGGGGAAGAAAATGTCTAGAGCTCAAACACTCATGGATCAAATTTGGCATGAGAGAGATGCTTGGGCAGATACTGAAGAAAAACTCGTTGCCGCTATTATTCGCAAAACCATAGATCACGTTCGCACACTCACTGCTGCAAAACTCGGCAATTTATCTGTTATAGATAAAAATGATTTGATTGCTCTTTCAAAGGAAATAGAGGAACTCCGCAATGCAACTAATTAGGTTCAAAAAACGTGATGATTTTGGTAAGGAAATTTACTTTCAAATCATAAACTTTGGCAGACATTGGCCTAGACCATTCAAGCGTCGTTCTGTGCTACAGGTATCTGTATCTTGGAATGATGATCCTGGTTGGCCTTACATTCAAATTACTAGTGGGAATAGCGGACTGCTCGGTATTCTCATTTGGGTTTATAAGTTTGGATTTGATCTAGACTTCATAAGTAGGACTTGGAATTTTGATTATTTGCAAGAAGTAGATGAAAAAGAACACGACTACACTAAACTGGATTGAGTATT